GTATCTCATCCTTAACGGATTGACTTTCATTTGGATCACTAAGTGTACGCGCAATCCGTACTTGAGTTGGCTCAGCACGCTGCTGTCCGGGCATTATCTGGCTAATTAAGTTTTGGGCAAACTTATCTGGCGCTGCCTGTGCCAAAAGTCCCAAAAGTTTCTGTTTACCTTCTGGCGTTTGAATCGTCGATACCATAGCCTCTTTCCCAGGGATAGTGCCCAAATTCTGGCCATTCAGCCCCTGTACATCTGTGCCCGTCCCCTGAATGGTCGTATTCTTGCCCAACAGGCCCTGTATTTTCCCCAACGCATTCTGCTGTTCCTGCTGTTGCGTCATCTTCTGTCGTATCAGATCATTCTTCAGCCTTTCTCTACGGCGCTCCTGCGCCAATAGTCCGGCACGGCCCAATGCCTGTCCGAGAGAAGGGGCAGGACCGACAACGGGTCCGGACTGAGATAAAAGACCTAGTCCCAGGTCCGTTAGAAAATTCCCGCCAAGCAATCCATTAGCCATTAAAATAAACCTCCGAGCAATGCTCCGCCAACACCAAGGCCGATCCCAAGAGGTCCGCCAAGCGCAGCAAGTCCAGTTGCGCCTGATCCGGCAGTTAATGATCCAAGTCCCAATCCTGTTGCTGCGCCACCCAGAATACCGGCTCCAACATTACGATTAGTAGGCTGTGTCGTTGTTGTCGTCATTGGCGCACCGCTAATAGCTGATGCCAACGGTCCTGAGAGATATTGCAATCGCGTAAACGGCTCAAGCAGCTTTTGTTGTTGCTGCTGATCTATCAATTGCCCGCTTCTTAAGAAATCCTGCACATCCTGCCTTCGCAATGCATCTAACTGAATAGCTGCAGGAACCTGTTGGCCCCTCTCTGCTTGATATGCATTATATCCACGGTTAATGTTTTGATTTCCGAGATCTGCCAATGTTCCTGCAGCATTAAGCTGATTTGCTCTTTCTGCTCCGTATTGATTGGCAAAGGCATCCGCATATGCTTGATTGATCGCAGTCTGTGCCAGCCCGCCTGTCCCAGTTCCTGCGCGGCCAAACGTGGACAATATATTCGGCTTGGCTGAACGGAATGCAGAATCAACAGCCGCATTAAATCCATTTCCACCATACAGATAATTACCGCCGGCCGTATTGTTTAATGCGCTGTAAGCACTGCCCGGGATAATGTCCTGAACCGAAAGATTCGTATAGGGATTTGAGTTTAGATACTGTCCACTAAGAGTATCTTGGAGAAGATTTTGTATTCCGGGAGAAGTAGGCTGCTGAAGCTGGTTAATGCCTGTTTGGGTCGCCTGAGATAATTCGGGAACAATAGGATTATTCGCCAGCCCCTGACTTTGATCCAACAGGAAGCTAAGCGCCCGCGAGAACTCCGGCGGAAGTTCCTGCTTCTGTGTAGTGACTTGTGGTTTTGATGCTTTACTCATATTAATTCTCGCGTCATCACAGTGATGTCTTTTTCAAACCCGTTTAATGTCTTAAGCCAACCTTCGCGGCCATATATTTCTAACAAATCACAACCAACAGTTTTCGCATATTCCGCCAATATCTCGGACATATCTTTACAAATATCCAGCCCTTTCCCACCGCAGGCATGCACTAAACATGACTTAATACCTGTAGGATGAATATCAATAGATGTTATACAGATCAAGTCTAACCCCTTGTGTGCCCAAAGCGTCGCTTTCTCTTCCTCAATCAGCTTCTTTATCGTATCTGTTGAAGATCTTCCGTGGTCTCTCGATGTCGCCCTCCTTAGCAAAGGCTCTACGCGACTCCATATAGCAAGTGCGTCCTCTGTACTTAATGCGCCTATGCACTGACGGTGCTTAAGTCTTGGACTCTCAGCCAATTTGATCCATCGCTAAAAGCAATCGTAGCGCCACCTGTTTCGTCAGACACATATACTAATGCCCCTTCCCATAATGAGGCAGTAGGCAGATCTGCCACTGCGTAAGATTTAAGCAAAAGAGGCGCTGTCATTCCTTCTGTGCCATCTTTTGGCAAGGAGGCGTTTGTACGTAGTGCGATTTGCCGCCGATGTTCTTCCGGGCTTGAATGAACAAGCGGAACAATAGGTCTTTTTTCAGCCACGTTGCCCCGCGTTCCTCGCCTCTTTCGGCTCCAGCTGGAAGCCTATCGCATGTGTCCAGGCATCAGAAATAGTAAATTGAAGCCTATGGTACCTGGCATTTTCACGACAGATAAATCTGCCTGTTGATCTGAGTGATAAAGATGCTCCGAAACTGATTGGATCAGACAGACTGTTCCTTGTACCAACTTTTGCCGTCACGGTCCCACCCTCAATGACTGGCCTGAAAGCATTTAATAATGTTCTGCTGCCTTCATTGATTTCTAAATCCTGCGTCTCGATCGTTGCAGTCATATTGGCACCTTCAAAGAAACCGGATTTATAATCCGTGTCAAAGGCACCCAATATTGACGCACCACCTTTCCAAACGCTGGAATCAAGCGAAAATTCAAGGGCATCAATGCTGGAAGATACGCTATCTAAATCTTCAAGTGTCTTACCAAGACCACTGGATGACCATAATAGCTCTACATCGCGTTCTATTAAGGTCCATCTATCCAGTGCCCTATCATATACAACAATTTTGTTTGGCCTGCCACTGACTGAACCAGAGCCAGGGTATGCCCAGAATATGCGTTTACTTTTCGGATCAAGCGCGGATGTAATCCGATAAGCATACGTTTCGTCCAGATCATCAAGAACTAAGCGGTCAACTTTCTCAGCGCCAATGGGCCTTGTGGTTGTTCCATTGACCAACGAGAAAAATCCACGAGGAGACAGAAAGAAAACAGAATCTCCGTCTCTAACAGCAGACCCAGGAGATAGCAACCCTATCCCCGGCAATACTTCGTCAAACTGGAAAACTGTTGGAGAACCTATAAAGGTCATGCGCCAGACAGATTCTCTTTGAAAGATAACGCCAAATTCTCCGCCAAATATTCTGATAACGGGTGCATTTTTCAAGTCCTGATAACCGGACAATGTAGAAGAAGAAACAGTCCAGTCCGTTTCATCGTTGAAGGCAGACCACCTGACTCTTGATGTAACATTACCATCAGAGGAGTCATTTGTATTTGCCATGACGACAAAATCACGAACAGATGAAATATGCCGCGCTTTAAATGCCGTAGTTAAATCTGAAAATACAGAACCGCCTAGTGTTATCTGTTGCGGACTATCTGAAAAGTTGGTTGCTAACAGCTTATTTTTCCATGGAATAAATTCCCATATTTCCTCTGTTGCGGTAGAATATCCGCCCACCTTTGATTTATCAGTCCATGTATCGGAAACATTCTGATACAGTTTCCCAGAATCGCCCGCATATTGCAGAACATTTAAATCCTTATCTCTGACTTGTATTGCGCCCAACGGCCTGTTACTTAATGCGCTGGAGTTCGTTGCTAATTCCTTGACTGGCAAATAACTTGTTGCAGTTGGATAAACATTGGTCGCTTTAATTAAACCTGGATTTCCATAATTTGATTGGTCCGGCAACCATTCTCCGAACTTACTAATACTCATTATGGTGTCGCGCCTACTACTTTTGAAACAAGTGGTCCGGCCCGCTTCCGATCCATACCATTAACTAACGATAACGCTGATATATAAAGAGAGTTCCATGTTTGGATCCTTTCATCATTCATCAGATAGGGGGCAGCGGATAGTAATGCTCCGTAAAGGTAAAGATCTGGCGCTTTTGTCAGAATGGCATTTGTTTCATTTGAGGACGAGAGCGCTGTCAAACTAAAGTAATAGATTTGTTCCAATGTATATGTTTGATCTGGAGTTCTATCTAGCTCTATTTCTTCATGAACCGTAAAATATATTGGTTTCCCACTGCTTTCAGAACGTATCCTGCTGATCTCATAAAAATTTACCTCATTCAATATGGTTACCGGATCTGTTAATAACCGCATCCCTTTCATTTCCAGAAAATCATCCGGCAAGGTAACGTAACGAGTGCTTATATCTAATGT